TAGCTTGGGAAGATGTTGGAACAACTGACATCAGATTAACTTTCACAAGTTCAGCAGCAACAAATGCTGGTGAAGTTAGATTTACTATTTTGTATTCACAAAATAATAATCTAGCATAATAAATAATATCGTGGGCCTTCGGGCCCACATAAATTTAATGGAGATTAAAATATGAAATCAGATGTAAAAGCAATAAGAGTTACTGGAACTGGTTCTGTATTTGGTGGAAGAACAAGATTAAGAGGAATTATTCTTGCTAACGCTACTGCAGGTGCTGGAACTATAACTTTACAAGATGGAAACGCTGCTACACAATTTGTTGGTGACTGTCCAGCAGGAGATGTTTTTGCTTTCAATATTCCAGAAGATGGAATTTTATTTGAAGGTGGAATGACTGTTTCTGCAATATCAGGTTTAACAGCGGCTACAATATTATTAGATAAGTAGGAGGCTATATGGCTAACACTACTTCAGGTACAACTACTTTTGAAAAAGGTTTTTCTATTGCAGATATAATAGAAGAAGCTTACGAAAGAATTGGTATTCAAGGAGTTTCTGGTTATCAATTAAAAGGTGCTAGACGTTCTTTAAACATTATGTTTCAAGAATGGGGCAATCGAGGACTTCATTATTGGGAAGTAAGAAATAATTCTATTACTTTAGTATCCGGCCAAGCAACGTATACCATGTACCGATCTAGTGCAGATGGAACATCAAGTACGACAGCTGTATATGGAGTAGATGATGTATTGGAAGCAAGTTACAGAAATGCTTCTAACATAGATGTACCTTTAACAAAAATTAATAGATCTGCTTATCAAGCATTATCGAATAAAACTTCTACAGGGCAACCTACTCAATATTTTGTAGAACGATTTATTGATAAAATAACTATTACTTTATATTTAACACCAGGAAGTTCGGAAGCTGGAAATTATTTAAATTATTATTACACAAAAAGAATACAAGATGCTGGAGATTATACCAACGATGCAGATGTACCTTATCGATTTGTTCCATGCATGTTAGCCGGTTTAGCTTATTATTTAGCTATTAAATTTTCTCCGGAAAGAATTCAAGCATTAAAATTATTATATGAAGATGAATTACAAAGAGCTTTAGCAGAAGATGGATCTTCTTCTAGTTCATTTATAACCCCACAAACTTATTATCCAAATGTCTAATTTATCTAAAGGAAAATACGCATTAGCAATATCAGATAGAAGTGGACAAGCATTTCCTTACAAAGAAATGGTAACAGAATGGAATGGTTCTTTTGTTCATATTTCAGAATTTGAAGCTAAACATCCACAGTTAGAACCAAAACGATTTACTGCAGATGGACAAGGACTACCAAAAGCAAGACCTGCAAGAGTAGAACCTGCAACTCCTAATTTATTACCAAGTAATCCTTTTTCTATTACTTCTGGTTCTCAAACTATTACAGTGACAGAACCTTCTCATGGTAGAACTACTGGAGATACTGTGGTATTTAGAAATGTAGATGGAAGTCCAGGTGGATTAAATTATTCAGTATTTGAAAATGCATCAGGATTTAGTATAACAGTTACAAGTACAGATAAATATACTTTTACATTAGGAACTAATCCTACCGTAACTGAAAACGCAGGAGGAATGACGGTAACGGCTGGTCCCATTACACTAACACCATAATATGAGCTACACTTTTTCTAATTTAAAAACAGACATAAGAAATTATACAGAAGTAGATAGTTCTGTATTAAGCGATTCAGTATTAACTACTATTGTTAAAAACGCTGAAAATAAAATTTATAGAGAAGTAGATGCAGATGATAATCGTTTTTATGCTACTTCTAATCTTCAAGCAGGAAATAGATATGTAACCATTCCATCAGATCTTAGAATTATTCGTTATGCACAACTAACCGATGCTAGCGGAGATCAAACTTATTTAGAAAAAAGAGACACTTCTTTTATGGCAGAGTATTACAATACTCCTAGCACTCAATCCGGATTACCTAAATACTATGCTAATTGGGATGCAAATTACTGGGTAGTAGCCCCTACACCAGATAGTACTTATTTAATCACTTTAGCTTATGTAAAACAACCTACTTCTATCACTACTTCTGACTCTGCTACAACTTATGTCAGTAATAAATATCAAGATTTACTTTTGTATGCTTCTCTGGTAGAAGCATATGGATACTTGAAAGGTCCTGCAGATATGTTACAATATTATTCGCAGACTTATGATAGAGCAATGGCTTCGTATTCTATTGAACAACAAGGTAGAAGACGCAGAGACGAATATCAAGATGGTGCTATTCGTACTCCTATAAAATCTGAATCACCATCTAAATTTTAAGGAGAAAACTAAATGGCAAACATAGTACCTGACTCTTTTAAAACAGATCTACTTGGTGGAGTGTTTGATTTTGATTCTGGTGGATCAACTTTCAAATTAGCACTTTATACATCATTAGGTGGTTTTAGTACGGCTACTACTGCTTATACAACTTCCAATGAAGTACTTTCAGCTGGAACAAATTATACTGCAGGTGGTAATACTTTAACTAACAATGGTGTAGCAATATCAAGTAACATTGCATACGTTGACTTCGCAGATTTGACTTTCTCTTCTGTGACATTGTCTGCAGTAGGAGCTCTGATTTATAAAGGAACATCTAATGAAGCGGTATTAGTTTTAGATTTTGGCGGCACAAAAACTGCAACGAATGGTGATTTCGTTATTCAGTTTCCAAACGCTGATTCATCTAATGCAATCATTAGACTTGGCGACGCGTAATAATTTAAGGAGTTTACAATGGCGTTAGTATTAAATGACAGAGTAAAGGAAACTAGTACCACAAGTGGCACTGGAACTTTTACATTGGACGGAGCTGTTTCAGGCTTTGAAACTTTTTCATCTGCAATTGGGAATACCAATACAACGTATTATGCAATTGCCTTACAAGGTGGATCAGATTTTGAAGTAGGAATTGGAACAGTTGGTGCTGGTACTTTATCCAGAGATACTATACTTTCATCTTCTAACGGTGATGCATTAGTAAATTTTTCTGCAGGTACAACAAAAGATGTATTTTGTACATTACCAGCTAGTAAAGCAGTATATAAAGATGCAGCAGGTAATATTACAGGGGCAGCTTCGGAGGGATTTGCGGTTGCAATGGCGATTGCATTATAATATAAGGATAAACTATGGCACAAAATTTTAGAAATTATTTATCACAAAACATAGGAACCTCAGCGGTAGATGTACTCGGTGGTGCTGCAGATTCGTATGACTGTTTGATTTCAATTAGACTTGCAAATACAACAACTTCAACTGTTCAAGTAAATGCTTATATCAAAAGATCATCAACAGATTATTATTTAATTAAGAACGCACCAATCGTATCAGGTGGTTCATTGGAATTAATTGATGGAGGATCAAAAGTAGTCCTTGCTTCAGGAGATCAACTCTACGTAGTCAGCGATACAGCAACTTCAGTTGATTGCGTTGTAGGAGCAGTTGACACAATAAGTTCATAGGAGGATTAGATGGCGTATTTAGGAAACTCACCCAAAGGCAATCTTCTAACCATGAACTCCGACCAGTTTAGCGGTGATGGTTCTACAACTAATTTTGTACTTTCCCAATCTGTTGCTAATACAAATGAAATAGAAGTGTTTGTTGGAAATGTTAGACAAGATCCTAATTCAGCTTACACTGTTGCAGGCGGAACCACTTTATCTTTCACATCCGCTCCCGCATCAGGAACCAATAATATTTATGTAGTCTTTCAAGGCAAATCTTTAGGAGAAGTTTACCCTGGACAAAACTCCATTGAATTTGGAATGATTAAGTCCATCAATGGTGGATATGAAAACAAAGCAACGATATCTTCGAACATTACAGTTGGCGCAACAGATAACATGATGGTCTGTGGGCCAGCAGCCTTTACAGGTACAGTCGTTGTCAACGGAACATTAACGGTAGTATAAATGAGCAAATTATTTGTAGATGAAATAGTACATCAAAGTTCACAAGGATCGGGTACCATTACTATTGGTGCTAGTGGTGAGACGATTAATGTTGTAGGTACATTACAAAATAATGGTGCAGGTGTTGGTGGAACTAATACTCCAAATTTTTATGCAACTAGAAGTACTTCACAAAGTATTCCAAATAGTACTATTACAACTATTATTTATACAAATGAAGTTTTTGATAGTGATTCTTTATATGATACTTCTACTGGACGTTTTACTGTAACAGCTTCTACAACTGGATATTATTATTTTAGTGCAGCTTGGAGAGCACTTAACTGGACATCTGTAAGACAAGCTATAATTTTACAAAAAAATGGTTCAGATGTTATTTGGGGTGAAACAGGCAATGTTGGACCTTATGGAACTATGTCTGCTAATATGATTATAAATTTAGCTTCTAGTGGAGATTATGTTCAAGCTATGGCATATCATGAATTTGGTTCAGCAAAAGACTTTGGAACTGGTAATTCTATCGGAAATTTTTATGGATTTAAACTAATATAATTATGGGAACCATTAAAACAACAAACATAGAAACAATCACAGGCTCGGGAACCTTGACCCTTGGTCAATCAGGCGAGACGATTACGATTCCTAGTGGAGCTACTTTAGATTTATCTAATGCAACACAGACAGGGGTTGGTGGAACTAACACTCCAAGATTTTTTGCAACTCTTTCTAGCAATCAATCTATTCCAGATAATGGTTGGACTAAAGTTATTTGTGATACAGAGGTAATAGATTCTGATAGTGCTTATGATCCATCAACAGGAAGATTTACCGTTCCATCTGGTAAAGGTGGACAATATACTTTTTCATGTGCGGTAGATAGTGCTGGTTTAAATAGCGGTAAAAGTTGTCTGGTGATTTTGTATTTAAATGGAAGTTTTAGTGCTTTAGGTATGGGAAAATTAATGTCATCTAATACTGGAGAAGATTTACCAGTTACAACAACATTTATGAGAAGTTTAAGTGCTGGAGATTATATTGAAATGTATATGTATCAAAATTCTGGCTCTGCTCAAAATACTAGATCAGGCAGAACTTATTTTGGTGGATATAGGATTATAGAATAGGATAAATTATGGCAGGAATATTAAAAGTAGATAAATACCAGGACTTCAACGGCAATGACATCATGACGAGTGATGGTGCTGGGAATATTACCATTAATGCTGCTGCGTTGAAAAACACTCCAGCTTTTGAAGCAAGATTAAGTGCAAATCAAAGTATTACTAATTTAACAGCAACAAAAGTACAATTTGATACAGAGGTTTTTGATACAGATAGTGCTTATGACAATGCAACAAATTATAGATTTACACCACAAGTAGCTGGTAAATATTTTGTTTATAGTACTGTAGTAGGTAGAGATGCACTTACAGGTACATTTAACATTTCTCAATTTAATCTTGATTTAAGAAAAAATGGTTCAACTTTACGTTTAATTGGTTCTTATTATAATGCTTTGTCTTTAATGTTTCCATCATTTGTTTCTGGTTCTGTAGATATGAATGGTACAACAGATTATTTAGAAATATTTGCTACATTTAGAAGTTCAAATAGTGCTGCTACTGCTGCTTATGCGGATAGTCAAACAACATATTTCGGTGCATACAAATTAATAGGAGCATAACATGGCATTAAGTAAAGTAGATTTAGCAAACCAAGTTGAAAACCAGTTACCACAAAATCTGGTTGCGAATAACTTGCCATTTAGAAACATCATCATCAATGGGGATATGAGTATTGCTCAGAGAGGAACTTCTTTTGCAGATGCATCCACATATACATTAGATAGATTTATTTTTGGAAAAGACAATGATGGTGCTGTTACTATAACACAATCAACAGATGTACCTAGCGGTCAAGGCTTTGCTAAATCTTTAAAAGTTGATGTAACAACAGCAGATACAAGTATTGGTGCATCTCAATTTGCAATTTTAAGTCAAAGAATAGAAGCACAAAATTTACAATATTTAAAATATGGAACTGCAAATGCAGAAACTTTAACATTATCTTTTTGGGTTAAATCTAATAAAACAGGAACATATTGTATTTCTTTAGTTAAAATAGATAACACTAGATATGATTATGTTGCAGAATATTCTATTTCATCTGCTGATACTTGGGAAAAGAAAACTATAACCATTGCTCCAGATAGTAATATTCAAGCTGCTGGTGGTGCTATAGATAATGATAATGGTATAGGTTTTTATTTACAGTTTGCTTTAGCTGATGGTTCTTCAAGACAAGGTACTAATAATACTTGGAATACATCTACTCCAGCAACTTCAACAAGTAATCAAGTTAATTTTTTAGACAACACAGCTAACGAATGGTTTATCACAGGCGTACAATTAGAAGCTGGAACAACTGCATCTGATTTTGAGTTCTTACCTGTTGATGTGAATTTAGCTAGATGTCAAAGGTATTTTCAAACAATAACTGGATTCGTTGGTTATGGAATTGGTGCAACAACTTTTCAAGCATCTTATTCTTTTCCAACTCCAATGAGAGCTAATCCATCAGCTTCACAAAGTGCAGTTTTAAATATTTCAGATGGTGCTAGTAATTTTGCACAAAGTTCAACAACAATAACAACACAAAATGCTCAAGTAGGAAGTTGGTTTGGTTTATTTGGAAATTTTAGTGGTCTTACACAATTTAGACCATATGGTAAAACAACAACAGATAAAATTTTATTTGATGCGGAGTTATAATAATGATTAATACAGTAGAAAAAATATATTTTAACAATCAATTTGTAAGTTATAAAATGACTTTATCTGATGGTAAAATTTGGTCAGTACCACTAGACGAAGCAAACACAGATTACCAAGCAATACAAGAGTGGATTCAAGAGGGGAATACAGTTATTGATAATCCACCCAATTAACGATATAACAATATAAGGAGGAAACTAAATATGGCACAATTATCATCAAAAGTAAAAGCTTACGCAGCTGCAAATGGAGTAGCGGAAGTAGACTTTTTACAAGATGTTTTACTCCAAGACGATGGACAAGGACCTTACATTAAAGAATGGAACCTTGCTATTGCTAAACCAACCGATGCACAACTTGCAGATGCAGAAGCTGCAGCAAATACTGCGGAAGCAAATGCTCAAGTAGTAGCTGCGAGAAAAGCTGCATACGGTTCGATTGAATCTCAAATTGAGTTCATTACAGAAAATGGTTTAGACGCTTGGACAGCTAAAGTTGCACAGATTAAATCTGACAACCCAAAAGTATAAGGAGTTAAACATTGGCTTACGTAGGAAAAGCTCCGCAGTCGGGGCGATATAGTATACTAGACGATATCAGTGGTTCATTCACTGGATCAACACCCGGTCCGTTTAATTTAACGGTAAACGGCACTGCTATATCTCCAGGAAACGAAGCC